TGAGGTCCGCTATCGTCACAAGAGACAGACGCACCGCGATCGTCATGTCCCGCTCCAGTTCACGCACGAGCCACTGCGGCATCCAGTTGTTCTCGACCATGTCCATCGTTCGGGACACATCATTGAATTCCATCACGCAGGTGGAAGTCTCGTCCTCGGGGTGTTGAAGAAACAGGCGGATCTCGTCTCCATCCACCTGGGTGAAGCAGGTCGCGTCGCGCAGCAAAGCCATGTCGTTGCGATCCAGCACGTTGCGAAAGTTTGGGTAGAAGTGCATCATTGTAAAGTTGCTACTTCTGGGTTCGCTCTTTCCGAATCCGTTTTCACCACTCCATGAGAATGTCCTCCATGCGACACTCGGACTCGGGAATTGCCGCCAGCTTCTGCGTCACAGTGTCCATCGTCTCCTTGTGCAGCAGGTGATCCATCTGCTCGTCGTGCCCCTCCGGCAGACGGGACTCGTCCACCAGAATGTCCACGAACCCCGTGCCACAGGGCGGTTTCTGGCCGAACATGATGTTTGCCGACACGCCCCGCATGGTGTCGAACTCGGCGCCCATTGCCGCATTGAACATGTTCTTGCTCGTCTCCTCAAACGACGACCGAGCCAGCACCCCCGTCTCGTTCTTGTTCATTCCGAATCGGTTGACTGCGACAATCCGACCGCTGAACGTCATGCTGTCCACGAGCACCGCAAGGTGGTGGTAGTTCACCTTCTCCGTCGAGAAGACCTCATTGAACTCCTCATACATCGCCAGTCGCGCCGACTCAATTCCAAACACGTCGTTGATCTCGTGGATGTCGTTCGAGAAGGACCGCGTCCCGTCCACGCCCGGGAACACCATCAGGTCATACAGGTTCGTGCCGTCCACATCCAGCACGTACTGCTCCTTCGTCACGTATCCCGCCACACGGTCGTCGTACACCATCTCGTTCTTGATGGTGCGGAGGTGGACGCCGCCAAGTCCATCCACTCCCGTCAGCACGGTGTCGAGCACCTTGTCCTCCAGGAACCGCAACTGGGTGGGATTCTTCACGACGGACGCGTCAAAGGCGAGACGCAGAATCAGTTTCTGGGCGGACGTGTCGCTGTGCATGCACTGCACCAGCTTCAACGCTCCATTCTGATGCAACTTCGTCTGGACCTCCGTCAGATCAATGATGTTGCGTGCCGCCTGTGCCTTGTCGTTCAGTTCGAGGCGCATGATCCAGGGCGACGCACACGTTGCCTCGTTTGTGAGGCTGAACTGCTCGTACAAATCCAGAATCTCGCGATCCTCCTCCACGACCGTGCCTCGCAGCGGGTAGGGATCGTAATAAATCCGCACCGACTTGGTGATGTCCCGCAGCGTCGTCTTCTGCAACTCCTTCATCTTTGCAATCGCCTCGTCCTGTGTCTTGGTGTTGAGGTAGGCGGTGTTGCCGGGCTTCTTGGGGTTGGTGGAGGCGGACAGCAGCTCCTCAATTCGCGGCACACCGGAGGTGGCGTTTGCCTTTACCGTTCCCGCGGAGTGGAAGGTGTCGCGCAGGCACAGCCCGTTGGCGTGAACGAAGTTGCGAGTTCCCTCCACCGTGAAGTCGTAGACATAGTTGCCAGGGCAGGGCATCTCCTCGATCGTCGTCACCTTGTCCCACAGGATGTTGCTGTGGCGCTGGAAGTCGGATCGGGCACACACAATCTCCGTTGGCGTGATGGCATCCAGTCGAACCTGCTTGGATGGAATGAGGGCAATGAAGTCACGGAGGCGGATGCACTCGTTGATGGGGATGCGGCACTGCCAGAAGGTGTGGACCTTCTTGAACTTGGTCGTCTTGTGTGTCATCTCGCGCGACTTGCGGGTGTGCACTCCCAGACGGGACAGCAGTGCCGAAATCCCATCGAGGAGCGGCTCACTGATGCTCGTGAAACTCACACATCGGCGATTGCCAACTCCAACCGTTCCATCGCCCGAGAGGTAGGCAGACAGAACACCGCGCACAAAGGGGGCGGGTGCAGTGTATGCCCAGTCAGGAACGTGCTTGTTGAGCGATCCGCGCCCGCAAGTGGCAATCAGGAAGCGTGCCAACTGAGTGCAGTGGAGGAAGTGGTCTGTCGATGTCCACCCCTCCTTGATCTTATTGGTCTGCGTGACGGTGCGGTGGGCAAGTCCAATGGATGTCGTCCACGCCAACGCATTGTCTCGGAAGACGGGGTCGTTGTTGCTGATGGAGACCTGGTGCTCGTTCGCCATTCCCTCGGCGAGGTAGGCGCCAATGAACCATCCGAACGACTCGGTCAGTTCAATCATGTCGGGCATGCGATCCTGCAACCCGTGCTCGATGAAGTCGGAGACCCGGATCGTCGACTGGACGTCGGCGGTAGGGAAATCTGCCATGAGGGGAACCTCGCACCCAACCCGAAGCTCGTCGCCTCGGGTGGGCACCAACTTCCCATCGACGCCACGGGTGAGGAAGGACTTCGCCTTGGTCGCAAGCACCGTCCGCCCGCCCTTTGTCGTTACCTTGACGAGGGTGTTGCTGCCATCCTCGTTGACGGGAGGGTGCTGCGTCACCGCCTCGAGCGTTCGCCACTCGATCTTGCCGTCTTCGTCAACGGACATCGTCTCCCATCCGGGCGGCAGGTAGGCGAGCGTCGTGTGGTTCGGGTGGTGCTCGATCTTGTCGGACTTGGCAACCCACTCCTCAATGAACTCGCCGATCTTGACGACACGTACCGCGCCGTTCTCGCGCACCCAAACACGCTCGTCGTGTGCAATGGAGTTCAGGGTCAGCTGCGTCGTCGGCTCACCGATGGACTGCGCTGCAAGGGCACCCACCATCTCGCCCGCGTGAACGAGGGACTGGATGTACCGGAACCGCACGTCGTTCATGAGCTCGTCGAACATCGCCTGGGTCATGCGGTGCACCACAATGCTCTTCTTGGGCGCGAGGTAGAACCGCAGGAGGCAGTGGAAGACGCGATTGCGGGGGAACTCCTTCATGAACCGCCCCAGCGAGGCAACGACATACTCGGGCGTAAGGTCCGTCTTGGTGGAGTACGCGTTCGAGTACTTGTCAATCATGCGCTGGAGGTTGACGGGTGCCGAGAGAATGTCGGACTTCCGGAAGCGGAAGACGGACTGGACGAGCATCTCGCGATCCGCCAGCAGTTCCTCCACCATGTCGGGCGTCTGTGTCACCTCCTCCTTCAGGAAGGGGTTGACGTCGTCCGCTGTGAGCGCATACTGGGAATAGATGTTCTCCATCGTCAGGTATGCCAGGTCGCACGCCTGGGACTCGATGCACGTCGTGTCGATGCCGTCCTCGCCATACACGAACTGGATCACACTGCCCGTGACGTTGCGCACCGTGCCGTCGTGCTCCATGTGCTGATCCTCCATCGACTTCATCAGTCGGCGCTGGATGTATCCCGTGTCGCTCGTCTTAACTGCCGTGTCAATCAGACCCTCGCGTCCCGCCTGGGCGTGGTAGAAGAACTCCGCGGGCATGAGTCCGTCCACGAAGGAGTGCTGGACGAACCCGCGCGACTCGACGCCGTCGTCGTATCGCGGGAAGTGGGGCAGGGTGCGGTCCTGCAGCGTGAACTGCACTCGCCGACCCTCAATCAACTGCTGCCCCAGCAGCGCCACCATCTGAGTGATGTTGTGCTCGCCGCCCTTGGATCCCGAATCAACCATCTGGACGATGCGATTCTCCTTGTCGAGACTGCCAATCACGCGCTCGTTGATCTTCGCCGCAACGTCCTTCAGCGCGGACGAGATCTTGTCCTCTAGATCAACCCCGTCGCTCAGTCCCGAGATGTTGATGAACTTGCCCGCATGGACTTCCGACAGGATGTCCGCCACCCGATCCCGACCCTCCTTGATCTTCTCATTCACGAAATCAAGCGTCTCCTTGTTCGCAATCAGATCGGATGTGCCGACCGAGAATCCCGTGTACAGGTTGTACTGCGTCACAATGCTCTGCATGTCGTTGATGAGCTGACCACATCGCGCGGGACTGAAGTCATTGTACACGATGTGAATGAGTCCGCCCATCGCACCCTTCTTGATGATCGTGCCCTCTGCCAACTGCCCGTTCTTGAGGGGCAAGCGACCCTTGGAATTCATCATCGGGAAGGCGCAGGAAATGAGTTCCGCGCCCGTCCAGTTGCGGTTCTTGCGCTTGAAGGGCAGGCGCAGGCGTGCGAGGATGTTCATTGCAATCTGCTCTGGGACAGTGACGCCCGGCTGGCTGATGCGGTAGGTGCCTGTCATCGTGTCCTGGAACAGCTGGATGATCGGGCTGTTGGTGCGCGGACTAATTATGTTTCGCAGCACGCTTGCGAGGAACCGCAGTTCCGTCGCCGCCGCAATTGATTGCGGCACGTGCATGTTCATTTCGTCTCCATCAAACGTTTCTACCCATCCTTTCGGACTGGGACTAGACTTTACCTTAAGCTCTTTCGAACCGACCCCCGTCAAGTCGTTGCTCCTTCTTCCTCCTTTCGGTAGGAAGCTTGGGTCAGGATTGTCCATTCCTTGCCTCGCATTGGCTCGGATCTCATAGCGTTTTCACGATATCCTTAGGGCTTTCCCCCAGGCCACGCACGTGTTACCACTGCGCTTCGTATCTATGAGCTTTAGGAGTTTCCCTGAGTTTGGGGGTCTTGCATTTGGTGTTGTTCACACCTCATACTAGATGGTTATATCGCATATTCTGGTGGAGAGACCACGAACACACGGAAGCACTTACACTATTTCTCTACCTCGGAATTTGCTTCATCCGAGGAGGTAGCCACCTGTTGCTGACTTTTTGAGAGACTATCTTCTAATACATTTGGGTTGAGTCCTCGCACAAACTCTCTTGCGTTTTTAATGGAATCGTCGTATGTCACATGTTTGCCTCCAAAGCATATTCTTGTTTGTTTGTTGTCATCGGTCGTTAGGTATACAGCAACCATTGTCTTGTTGAACGGCACAAGGCGTATTTTTTGGATACGTTGGTTCTCAAACTGAGAGCGTCGTGTTCCTTCAATCACTTGGATACCCCGTTCTCGGAACACTTCAATGCATTTCTCTGCATCTGCTAGTGCTTCCTCGAACGTTGATTTTCCAGATTGACCGAACGTAAGGCGCTCTCTTCCACTTGGCGTGGTCACATAGATGTACACTAGGCGAGGCTCACCATTTCGGTTGACGTGTTTGAGTTCAACACTTGTTGCTGACTCGATGTAGATTGCAGCTGGATTCGATGAATCGCGATGCTTACATCTCGAGTGCGCGTTGACGTTATAACCATTCGGGACGGTTGTTCCGAGTTGGCGGATCCAATAAGCTTCTCGTTCATCTGCGGTGGATGAGGACACGGTTTCGATGATTTCGTGAACGAAACACTCAGCTCCGTGTTCGCGAATCGCCACATGGAGTGGCGCATCTGACCGTTTCGATGAGGATACGTGATCGCACCATCTTCCGAGAACGCCGTATTTGTACGGTTTGCCATTTTTGGTTTTGTGTTGCTGGGTTTGTCCGATATAGTGTTTGTTTGCTTGGAGGCAGGTGATTTTGTAGATGTAGACGTCCATTTATTTATAACGCAGATTTTAATGTATAAGTCTCAGGGTTAATCAGCATTGTAGGGTCGCGTCGCAGACACGTTGAGGCGGAAGGTCGAGTACGGCAGAACGACCACCCGATGCGCCTCCATCGACGCCTTGTGGAGCGACGGCTGGCGGTTGAAGAGCACGATGTCGCCGTTGATGAGGTGGCGGTGCACCACATCCCCCTCGCGAAGATCGATTGTGTCGGGGTTGACGTACCGCAGCGAGACGGTGCGCTTGTCGATCTTCAGGAAGACGGACTTGGCGCCGGGATGCTTGTCGGGACCGTTGTGGACGTACTCCAGCAGGCGCTCGCGGTTGTACGAGGACACAATCTCGGGGAAGGTCAGGTTCTTTGCAATCTCCTCGGGCACGCCCAACTCATCCAGCTCAATGTTGGCGTCGGGGGTGATGACGGATCGGGCGGAGAAGTCGACTCGCTTCCCCATCAGGTTGCCGCGCACACGTCCCGTCTTTGCACCGAAGCGGGACTTCAACGTCCGAAGAGGTCGACCCGAGCGCTGGGCGGAGGGTTCCAGTCCCTTGATGTCGTTGTCGACGTACGTCGCAACATCATACTGCAACTTGGCGGTGTACTTGTCAATGTTCTCTGCCGTGTCGCCCTTGTCGATCTTCTCGCGCACCTTGTCGTTGGCGCGGAGGATGTTGATGAGCACGTGCGTCAGGTCGTCCTCCATCCGCTGGTTGTCGTCCATCACGACGGAGGGGCGAACCGTCAGGGGCGGGACGGCGAGCACGGTGCAGATCATCCACTCGGGGCGGGCATACTTGGGGTTCAGTCCAATGCGGGTGCAGTCCTCGTCCGTGATTCGCTGGAAGGCGCGCAGGATGAGTTCCGCCTGGATCGGGACGGGGGGAGGGGCAGCGTCCTCGGAGGAGGGAGGGTAGAGTTCGCCCTCGAGCGTCGCCGCCTTGCCCAGAACCTTGGCGACCTTCTTGAACACGGGGGTGGCACACGTTCGGCACACGAGGGGGTCGTTCTTCTTCTTGGTGGGTGCGAGGTCGCGCACCTCCTTGAACCGCGTCAGTCCCGTCGTCTTGAGTGCGTCAATGTCCTTCGGATCGGCGAGGGTCTTGGAGCACGACAGGCAAATGACGTTCGCCAACTTCTCGATCATGTCGAAGAACTGGTAGAGGTACACGGGTCGGGCAAGCTGGATGTGCCCGAAATGACCGGGGCAGAACTGGTTCGTCTGCTTGCAGGTGGGACACACCTTGCCGTTCTCAATCACACCGAAGCGGGAGTCAAAGACGCCGTTCGGGACGGGTTGGTTGCTCTGGTACGCCTTGTCCGTCGTGACCTCGACGACACTCCGCTTCCGGATATCTTCAGGGTTGGCGATGCCAAACTGGACTCCTACAATTGTATCTCCCATTTTTAGTGCCTCCTTACCTCTATGTGTAGATTCTTCCATTTTTAGAAACCCCGAGATCAACAATGAAGCGTGTTGCCGACTGGATTCGCCTGGCAACGCCTGGTTGGACGGACACTGCGCGGTATGTCATCGTCTCCACCCTCCACTCCTGCCTCCTTCTGTCGGCCAGTCTCTTCTTCATTGTCCCGACGGTGTCGATTCGGTGCCTCATTATTGTCGGGCTCATTGTCAGCATCCTCACGGAGATTCACTACCGCGAGTGCATCATTACCACGATCGAGCAGGAGTTCTCCAAGCAGTCGTGGGATGATATATTCGACACGGTGTTCCGTGCATGGGATTGGAAGATGAGTCGGGAGTCCAAGATGACCTTCACGATCGGACTCAATGTCGGGTTGCTGGCTGCGTTTCTGGCATGCCTGCTGTATGAGACGCTGCTGTGGTTGGTGGGTGCCTCTGTCCTGTCCGT